CAGCCCATAATTGTGCTGATAATTTCGCAAAATGATAATCATTGCCCGAATGCCATATTCCGGCGAGGTAAACTGGCAAAACGATCTATCAGTGCGCTGGGATTTTGGCACCAGCCCCTGCCACTCATCCCCCCAGCGAATGTTTCCGGGGTTGTTGTTGCGGATGCCGCGTGTTTTTTTATTGCCCGTCATTTTTTGCTACTCCCCTCCGTTGGATATGAAATAATACGCGCCGCGTTTCCTCGCGCCACAAAGACAGCGATGCATATCAGCGCGTTCGCTATAACCACCGGCCAGCCGCTGGCTTGGTAATGACCAAATAACCAGAGCAAGGCAAAATTGCCGTAAAACAGAATCAAGCCAACAGCAACCCAAGCGATGCCTGGTTTATGCGTTCTGCCAGTTTTACTGAATAGCATCAGACGCAGAGCAATGGCTGCACAAATGGCGACATCAATAACCGTCAGGAGATCGGTGCTAATCATGATTTTTCCCCCATCCATTTTTTGACGAATGGCAGTTTTGAGACACCCCCGTTTTTCAGCCAGAAATAACCCTGCACTGCAGCAGCTGAAATGATAACTGCTGCCAGCGCGTCCAGAGGCTTTTCGCGATAGTTGAGATAGTCCTCTGCTTTGTCCGCAAGAAATCCGGCCCCAAATACGCCAGCGGCATAGCCAAACAGGAAATAGCCGAATATCTGTCGTCGCGTCAGATTGCTGGCGGTGACGATAAAACACATCGACCCGGCAAACGCTCCAAACGCGATTGAATAGTCTACAGAGGTAATAAAACCCACCAGCGCAGACGTGATAATGCCCCAGCCAGCAACGTAGCCTGCAGCCGTTGCGCCGGTACTCAATGGCTCAGCCATCACCTCCCCCTCTATATTTTGGGTGCTTAAGAAACTAAAAAGGCCCACCGAAGTGAGCCATAACGCAAGTAATCAGAATAATAGTTTTTAACACATGAAACGTAAGCCCAATGAATATTTAAAACTTGAGTCCTAATTCAACTTCTTGACGATTTTCCACTCATTTTTGCAAATAATTTGGGCGCAATCTATACACTGTGTAATCAGCACGTCAAATGGATCTCGTATATGCTGCACTGCTGCTTTATGCGAGTTTGTGATGGCCGTAATAGCGTTCAGTTTGTCAATCAGGTCTTTAGACTCTTGTTCATCAGGATTAAGAAGAAGCCTTATTTTTGATTTGTGAAAAGTCAGCTCACTTTTGTCATGCGAAATCTCTTTATACATTTCTTTATAGACAACCAAATCTTTTAGGCTACCTTTTTTATATTCATTAGTAATAAGCACTTGGAGGTTAAAAATATTGTTAGCTATTGAAATAAATCTTGCTACGGTTTCCCGTAGGTCATTTATCCAGAGTTGTCTATTCGCTGAAATATACTGAGCTGTCAACTGCTCTTTAGCTGATTTTGCCTGTTCTTTACTGGATTGGGTTAAGGCCTCGTTATTGGCTCTAATCGTCTTCCAAGCTATATATCCGGGCACAGCAGTACCGACTAAAGCTCCTATGATACTAGCAAATAGTGTATCGTAACCGAACCCAGAATCGACAATGATAGTAGGGATTTTACTTAAGGAGAAAACACCAGAATCAAAGAAAGATCCCCCATAAAAGGGGAAAGGAACACCACTCCAAGACATTCGATTAGCTCCATATTATAAGATCTTTGATACATAATATGCTATAAAAAAACCTCGCTAACAAGCGAGGCTTCAAGTGTTATGTGTCAGTCCGTAGTGGCAACTCATAGCAGAATAAATCGGTATTTGTAATTACACAACCCTTTTAAACTTAGTTGGGAGAAAATTTTCTTTTCGACATTCTCGATCCATTTCTAGCTTAATATCAAGTGTGCATAATGAGCCCTGAATAAAGCTTTCTGCTGACTGGAGGCGCACCGAAACATGATTGTGCGAAATTCCCAGTTTTGTTGCCATTGCACGCAACGTCATATTGTCGATGTAATGCCATTCCAGTAGTGAACACAGGTATTCATCATATGTTCTCAGGCGTATCATCGCTTCATTGATAAACATGCCATCATCATCGCAGCATGACGGTCGGGCAGCCCGACTTGCTGGCAATAGGTGTGAGAGTCCAGCGGCTGTGCGCGGGTAGCCAACGTTAGTCTCTCCGCTTGAAGCCCATGCACCCCAGCGCTCTAATACCATCTGAATGTCTCGCATTAATTTCTCCACACATTTAATTTTTTGACGAACCTATAACACCGACCGCTATTGCGTAATCAAGGAACCGAAACAGCAGCACAATCTGGCTTCCATATTTTTTCTCAAATGCCCTTACATCCCGGTGCAACTCATCGTGATGCGCTCTGCAAAGCGGTATCACAAAGAGATCGTGAGATTTAGTGCCCATTCCCCCCTGTCCATATCCAATGATGTGATGCGGGTCGTCTGCCTGCATATTGCAGCACGCGCATGGCTGTGACTTTACCCATCGCGTGTATTTAGCGTTTTTCCAGCGACGGCGTTTAGGTCGCAGCATGAATGACTCTGGCGACTCTGGGTCGGCCTGTAGCGTGATAATCCTTTTAACTTCTTGCCCAGCTTCCTGAATGATTTCCGTGGCCGGACGCACTGGCGCGATCAGCGACTCCTTAAGCTCACCTTGTGGTACAGCGTCTTTAGGCATGCGCAGAACGCGCCGTGCCGGTGTCTCTGGAATCAGATCAACCACGTCATTCAATGATGCCCACCAGCATAGTTCCGGCAGCGTGAGAAGATGATCAACTGGCAGTGCCATCTGGCTGCACGCAACTCTGATAATCCATAGTGCGGCATTACGTTTTGCGATGGCATTCATGCTTCCAGGCATGCCGTTTTTCATGAACTCATTATCATGGCTGCAGCATATCGATACCGGGCCACTCTCAGTCTCTGCCATCGTGAATTCGTGATAGTGCCAGGTTCCCAGTTGTTCCCATTGGCAGTAACCGAGTGACTGAACATATGACGCCAGCGCATTTTGCCCACCAGCAGCCGTAATAACGCGCTCATGGCTGAAGAAAGCAGCCAGAGAGGGTTCATCCAGTAACTGCTGTGTACTGTCGTTTAGTAGCCCTGACGGTTTGTCTGTCAGGTCCATTGTTGGCGTGCTGATCACTACACGCCCCTTAAAAAGTTTTAGTAGGTCCGGCCCCGGCTTAAACAGCACGATCCCTGTGCGTGGTGCAACCTCGGGAGTGAGCAGCGCTCTCATGCCGCCCTCCCTATCAGACGTTTGAGCAGGTGGTGCGTCGCAACCAACGCAGCTGCCAGCGATATCAGAATTGCGCATGCGTATCTATATGCTGGGCAACTGATTGCCAGCCAACTGAGGCATCCACTCAGCACCCAGGCTAAAGCGCATATCACCAGCACCGCTAAAAGGTCATTTTTCACTGCGACTCTCCCATGTCCGGGATAGTCAGTTGACCCGCGATCTCGCGCACGGCCTGACGCAGCATGCGGTAATTTGACCAGCAATCGCGATCAGTCTGCTCCACCAGCTCGATGAACTTCTGAACCGTGTATGGCTGGTCCTGCCGCAAATTAATCAGCACACTGGAGAACCGCTGCAACTGCTCTTCCACTACCTCTGGATCATCATGCTGCTCAGATAACCACTGTTTAATCGCCTGGTCGTCCTGGTACTGCTGGATGAATCGCAGGGCTGACTGGATGGTTTCCTCTGGAACAACTACGTGCTCAGGGTGCTCAACTGAGTCTGCCGCCCATGTGTGTGCATATTTGGACTGAGCGTAGGTATATTGGGATTTGATTTTGAACGCCGCCTGAATACAGGCCCAGACCTCGACGCCGCTCTGCTCCAGAATTTCATGTTTCAGCAGCGGCAGGTCATCACCCTCGTCGTTCTCTGGCTCAGCCGGTGCCGGTTGTTCACTGGCGGAAGCTGTCACGCCGTAATGCTCTCTGGCGGCCTGAATAATATCCATCAACTCAGCCACCTGCAGGTCAGTCTCAAGCGTCAGAGTAACGCGTGCGCCCTCCTCATCCTGCTCTGCCTGGCAATGTCTGGCTAACAGCTCCACCAGCTGGCGAGACTGTTTGGCACTGAATTGCGTCATGGCGGCGGCTTTGGTCAGCTTTTTCTTGCCCGCTGCTTTGACCTTTTCCAGTTCTGTTTTTGCCACCCTGCCTGCTGACGCACCATGCTCACGAACCAGCGCGACGGCTGTAGTGGCAGCAACCTCTTTGTTTTTAACCAGTGCGATCAACTCATCGCCAGACGTCAGCAGCGACAAGTGGTTTTCAACGTCAGTGATCGAGCGTTTAACTTTTTTGGCAATCTGAGCCTGTTCCCAGCCCTGATTAATCAGGCGCTGATATGCAGCTGCTCGCTCAAGTGGTTCCAGTGCGCGTCCCTGGCTGGACGTGACCATGAAAGCGATACGGTCCGCCTCGCTGCCTATGAAGTCTTTGCATTCCAGGCGGATGTCATAACCGGCCTCTTGTGCCAGTTTGGCCCCGTAGTAACGGTGGTGGCCATCGATGATTTTTATGCCCTGCTCAGTTACCTGTACAGCGAGCGGAGGCACCTGCTCACCAGCGATGTAGGCATCACGGAACTCCTCGACGTGGGTCTGATCGATTTCCCGGATGTTGTAACCAATCTCTACATAGAGTTCATCAACGCCCAACAGGTAGGTTTTGCGGGTAGTGATGTTCGTTTCAGTTTTAGATTTGTTGTCGTAAATTTTCGATAGCGTAGTCATTTTTGAAATCCCTTAATAACCGCGAAACCCTTCCGGGATGGCGTAATCGATTGGTGAAATGTCTGTAACTGACCGCTGAACCGGACCGAGCCTTACTACTAGCTCATCCCATTTTTCGCGGAGTTTTGCAGGGCTGAGGATGTTCCGGCACCAGAACGGATCGCTCTGAACGCGTTTGAACATCTTGCAAATCTGGTAGTGGCTTCGCTGGTCCTGTGAGCACATCAGGCGCACGTCGTTCGCCCACGCGGTCCAGTTCGGTTCTCTCGGTCTTGCCAGTTCGCCGTCGGTCTCAGCCGCTTTTTCGTAGAGGTGGATGATCTGCTCCCAAATCCACTGCGCACATTTCAAATCCTCCTCACTGCCCCACATGCTTCTTTTGGGGCTGTACACCACCGCGTCTGAATCACCAGGCAGGGGTTTATCCACAGGCAAAACGTCCGGGGGCGTAGCTCCAGGACATTTAGGTTTTTTATCTGATGGATCATGTTTTGAATTTACTGACGGATCGTCGCCAGATTCTGGCGGGTGAAAACCCGGATTTTTGCCAGATTCCGACGGGTCAAAATTTGAGGGGTCATAATTTGATGCATCAGATTTTGACGAGTCAGATTTTGATGTGTCAGTTTCTGATGCATCAGATTTTGATGTGTCAGATTCTGACGCGTCAGATTCTGGCTGGTGAGCATAGGCCGCATTACGCAGTTTCCTGACGTTCAGCTGATATATATTCGACGTGTTACGGTTCCCCTTACGCCGCGTAGTGCTGGTCAGCCAGCCATCGGCTTCTAATTTGCGTATCGAGGTGCGCACCGTGCTGGAGCCTGCGCCAATCTGACGGGCTATGGTCGCGATTGACGGCCAGCAGATACCCTCATCACTGGAGAAATCAGCCAAGCGCGCCATGATGGCCACGCTGGTGATTTTCATACCTGACGCCGCGCAACCGTCCCAGACGTATGCAGACAATTTAACGCTCATCACTAACTCTCCTAAACTTCTGACCCCATAGGTTACGGGGCTGGACGCAGACGTACGGATAGCCTGGACGCCTGAACAGCACCCGGTTATTCGTTACATCAACGCCTATGGTTTCAACAATCACACCGCGTGGATCGGCATAGCGCGCGACCCACGGCTGAATAATCTCGTCTGATAGCTGGGGCATTTAGCCCCCTGATTGATTTGATTTTCTGAGGTAGTCACCCACAGCTCGCTCTATGTAGTCGCGGGTGACCAAATTGCTCGCGCCCTGTAAATTCGACACATAACGGAATGGCTGCTGGCTGGTCCCGCCCGTCATGGGCAGGCAGCGGAATTGCGGAAAATCCGGGGATCTGTTTAAATTATTCACGCGATTATTTCTCCACACTAATTGATGTAGTCGCCGAAAGCGCCGGGCTGCAACCTGGCGCTTTCACTTTTCTGGGGCACAAAAAACCCTGTAAACCAGCGTCGTGTGCTCCTGTAATTTGGTAATGGCACGGTGTAGCTCCTCGTCAATCACCTCACGCTCATGCGGTTCAACCACTCCATCCTCAATAGCTGCCCTTACCTGCTGTGAGTACCGGGTGATCTGCTCTATGGCCTCCAGTAGTCGCTGATTGATATCGCCGTAATCCACCAGCTCGACATCCGGTAGTGGCACAAACACGCCACCAGACGTTTTGGCTATGGCGTTTGCAATGTGATGACTACCAGCTGCCTGCTGCAATACCATTGACCAGCCAATCGGAAACAACTGATCGCCACCACTGCGCAGCCTGTTATGAACTGCGTCCTCGGTAACATCCAGAATCTCAGCGGCCTCAGAATATCCACCAGCCAGACCGGCAACAGTTTTGCGGATGGCTTTAATCAGCCACGCTGGCTGTCGTTCAGCTTTCCATTTCGGTTCATTACCCACGATTCAATTTCTCCAGTTGTGGTTCGAAGAGCGGCTCAAGTTCGGGATAATCACTTGAGACGAACCTGAGTTCTTTATTGGTAATCTCGGAAATCAGCAGCGCGAATTTCCATGGGATGGGATCTGACCACCCGCTAACGCTGGATTTTGCAATGTTTAGATATCGCGCTGTTGCTGTAACTCCACCGTAATAATCCAAAACCTCAGATTTATTCATAACCCTCTCATCCGTAAAAGCGAACAATTAGAGTTTAAGTCAACGGATACAGAATGGTCAATAATTCAAACTCTAAGAGTTCAGGAAAGCGGACAAAGATGAAGCAGCAACTTCACCAAACCATTAGTGATCGCATTGTGAGCAAAATGCAGGAACTTAATTTGCGCAGCAGGGATCTTGTTGCGGGAACCGGAGCATCAAAAAGCACTGTGAGCCAGTGGGTGAATGGAAATAATAACCCTTCCGCAACACACATCCCCAAATTAGCTAGGATTCTAAACGTAACTGAAACTTGGTTAATAAATGGTGGGAACCACTCACAAAGAGGTAACAGAAATGAGATTGATCAAAGGCCCCTCCAGAAAATCCCCCTAGTCTCGCTGGCGCAGGCGGGGGACTGGAGAAAATTCATGAACCAAACGAACGACTTTTCAGAATGGACTACTGTTACTGATGACGTATCCCCTCATGCGTTCTCTGTAATAATGGACAATGACTCAATGGCTGGACTCATTCCAGAGGGTGCCATCGTTATTTTTGATCCCGAGAAAGAACCTAAATCAGGTCAAATTGTATTGGCTAAAGTTGGTAATGCATCGGTTATCAAAAAACTAGTGATCGATGGCCCCAGTGCCTACCTTGCCCCTGTAAATTCTGGCTACAAAACTATCGAGCTCGAATCTATCACTCAAATCGTTGCAACTGGTGTATCAGTTCAAACAAAACTGCCATAACCCACCTCAATTGACACCTTATAAATGGCCGTAGATACGGCCTCCACCCGCCAGCGTTCGTTTATACGAACAAATTCTATTGACCAGCTCGTCCGTAAATGCGAACATCCGTTTTACCACAAAGCTGCCCCGAGCTTTGCTGATTTCTTATCAAGCCTTTATTAAAGCTTCTTTAGTGTGGAGAAACGGCCGTGGGCTATTGCAGTAGCCCACTAGCCATAATCGAGGAACGGATTATGATCTTGGACATCGACGATCTGATTACTGAAATTTTCGACGAATACCCCCAACCACGCCTCATCTGTAACACCCCTGGCGATTACACACCGAGGCTGGTTTCGCAGCTCAACCTGAAACGCACCGCGCGTACCAGACTGACCCCTCAACGCGCCTCAGTAAGTTCGCGCCCTGCTCAGCAGGAGGCGCAACAATGAAAAAAGTCGCGCAATATCGCCGCAGTAATGGCCCGAACGCTGGTTTCAGCGAAAAACTAGCCTGGCAGCTATCTAAAGGCCCAGCGGCTGGTCAGGAAGTCGCTGACTGGATGGGAATCACCCTCCGGGAGTTTAACCGGCTCATTCTCAACACCATGCGTCATGGCAGGAAAACGCTGCAGGTTGAGGCATCAAATCCAGTCTGTCTCAATGGAAACTCAATCGACCGCACATACATGCTGGTCAGACGTCCACGCCGGGTTGCTCCGCAGGCACTGCCGCCGATGGTCATTAACCAGAGCAATGACCGGTCCGAAGAGGCTATTAAGCGCCACCGTGCTGCAGCTAAACGACGCGCCCGACTGATTGCCAGCGTGATTTACATGGAATGTATGGGTTAAGGAGTCTGGAATGAGTGAAGTTAAACGTTATTCCCATAATGGTTTGCGGGGAATGTTAGAGCACAAAGCAGGTCGTTATGTAAGTTATGAACGCTACTCTGCTCTTAATGCAGAGCGTGACGCGTTGATGGCTGAGAATGCAGTTCGTGGAGAAATAATTGAGCGCCTGATTGGTCAATACAGTGCGGCGGGTTATCACGCCGTACAGAATTCACTGAATCCAGCACAGTCACTGCTATACGACGCAATGCAGGTGCTGAAACAGCCAGCCACCGACGCCTACCTCAACTCAATGCGGGCTGAGGGTGTGGAGTTGGTTAAGTCTCATCCAGCGATAACGCTCTGTAATCTCACGCATGTCTGTGAAGAAATAGCCAACCAACTCCGCGGCGGTAAGGATGGTGAGTGATGTGCATTAAACCTTTAGAAGTTCAGCGTGATCAATATGGCTATTGGTCTCACCCGGATTATCTGGCGTTCTGTGATGGTCGTGAATTTATCCCTACCGCTGAGTTTAATCAGTGGATGTCCGAGCATGATTTGCAGTGGAAGGTTGAGTACCGTGATGAAGACATGACCGACCCCACTGTAGATGGTTGCGATATCTCTGCCTGGCAACCTGAAAGCCCTGAAGGTGAAGGCTGGTTTGTTGGCTCCATCCATGACACTGAAGACGGTGCGGTTTGTATTTGGCTTCGTGCCAGTAAGGATGGTGAGTGATGGATGCATCCGCAAAAAAGAAATACCTCTCCAAAATCCAAAAACTGATGCGTCTGGCAGAAAACACCAGTAGCCCTGCAGAAGCCGCCAGTGCCATGTCAAAAGCGCAGGCATTCATGCGTGAGCATGGCCTGAGTGAATCAGAGGTCGTGTTCTCTGAAATCAGCACAAGCGATAGCAAAAGCTCTCCAAGTGATGCAGAGAAACTACCTCTTTACATGATCTACCTTACTCAAACCATCGAAAAAGCCTTCGCTGTGAAATGCCTTGTGGGTTGGAGAGCAACCTCTGGCTACCGCTACAAACGCGTCGTTAGTTTTTACGGGTTGGATAACCGTGATGTTGCAGCTGCGTACATTTTCGACGTTCTGACACGCCAGATTAAGCAGGCGCGAAAAA